TTACACGAGGTTCAAATGCTTGTATTTGTTTAATAACATCTTTAGTAATTCTCTCACGAGAAATCGCATCATTGAGTTCAAATAAATGTGCAACTAAGTTTGCACCAAAGTTGGGCTTAAAAGGTCGTTCAAATTTATTCGTCATTATGATATTACGAATAGACCTTCTAACTGCAGCTTTGTCGTATTTAAGTGTTAAATCTTGGTTGGAAGGATGTGCTTTTAGATTCTCATCTATGTCTGTATAGAACTTCCTTGCCGTAAGTTTGTTCTTATTCGGAGTTACATTTAATTGTGCCATATAGGTATTTATACGACAACTACTAGTTCTTTATCAGTATGACCTTAAATCCTTCAATTCTTCTACCTCATCTCCTGTCTGTTCATAGATACCAGCATTCTCAATGGTGTCTGACACCCCACCAGCTGCATTGATAAATCCAGATGCAAAACTTTCACCCTTTGCTTCCTTCTCTTTTCCAGATAGTTCTAACCCTGTCAATCCTGTTGTTGCAGCAACAGCTACTATTGATGCAGCTGGATTAGAAGGAATAGATATTGTTTTAGGTATTCCCATAATAGTAATGAAGTCACAGAAAGTAAAAGGAATATATTCTACTAAATCTATACCTACTGCTTTAAGGAATTTCATTATCTTTTCTAGTGCTAATTCAAACTGGAAGTACGGCCAATCTCTTGCAAACTTAATAAGGTTATCCATCATTCGATCTATTTCCCTTACAGTTGACTTAACACTTTCCTGTATTTCACCACCCATAATATCTTCTATAGTAAACCCAAAAATACTAATACCCATTATATTTTTTTTGAGTTGATCTAACATGACCTTACCTTCTTTCTTTGCAGAATCAATTGCAGATTGTAGTAGTGCATTCCAATCCAAAGTTAATATATCAGCAGGATTTGGGAGTCCCAATGCATCCCAGATATCTTTAAATACTTCTATTACTTTCTTCACTGCCCATGCTAAAAGATTAGTCATTGCAGATTTTAGTTCTCCCATGATGTGCATGAACATCTTTCGGATACCCATCTCATCATGCTTGACACCCATCTCACTCCACATATCTTTTATACTGGAAGGAAGTAGTTTCTTGAGGTCTTCAAATTCATCCTTTACTTTAGTAAGTAGTTCTGCTTTGTACTCTGGTTCTTTGAATAACTTTACAACATCTATCTTAAGATCGAAAGGCGGTACTGGAACTTCGAGAGAGAAAGGAACTACCTTTGCAATCAATTGTGCAATCATTACTTGAGGGAAGAGTTTGAATTCGTCAAGCATACCTTGAGCCCATGCTTGCATTTCCCATTCTGGTATTTTAACAGTACCATCTGGGACAAAGGAAATAGGAAAGATACCAGTGACTTCTTTAATCCCATCTACAATACCATGTATTTCTTCGGCAGTTTCTAGGAGTTCTTCTTTACCTTGAAGGATTGCTTGTCTTGCAAGTTCGCCAGGAATGGCTGCAAGACCACCCATAAGATTCATGAAGTCTGCACTAGTCGGCAGAACAACTTCTGGGCATTGCATTTGTGGTAATGCAGTTGCCATGTTATTTTCTCATTGCTGATCTATAAATGCAATAGACTAGGATACATGAAAATGCACCTATAACAGTTTTACTGTCTGATACTAGAATGGGTATTAGGGATAGGATTCCCACCCACATAAGAGTGTACTCTTTGAGTACATATAAGAGGTGTGATCGAATCATTATTCTTCTACATCCGATTTAACTTTAGTTGAGATGACTTGACCTTCTAAGTCTTTCATTACATCGGCTGGATTTATTCCTACACCTCGACTTTGCCCATCTACAGAAGTTAATGCTTTCACACCAAATTCATTAGGGGCATCTGTTCCATCCCATACTGGTGCAACTACTCCACCATCATCAGATGGTTTTAATGTAACTACTTCCACTTTAGGAGTCACAGTTTTATTTGATGAGCCAGTCATGACTGACTCATTTTTGAATGTCGGTTTTACCCCCTTCTTTTTATAAGTCTTCTTCTTAACAGTTATTGTTCGTTTCTTTTTGGGCATTACGAGTTGTCCTCTATGTATTTTTCAATGTCCCCAACAGTTTTAAGTTCTTCGGCATCTTCGTCTGGAATGTCTATCCCATATTGCTCTTCAACTTCCATAACTAATTCAACTATGTCCAGTGAGTCTGCACCCAAGTCTTTCATTATGTCCTGTTCTGGTTTAATTCCATCTTGGTCTATACCGAGATGTTCTGCTAGTATTTTTCTAATCATTTTTCTTCCTGTTTATCTGGGACAAAATCCTTTCCATCTTTCCAGAGTATTTTATCTCCATCATGTATATGGTGTTGGAGAAATCCATGTCTCACTACATCTTTTTTTGGAAACCTTTCTTTCTTTTTTTGAATTCGTTTCATTGCATCATGTTCCATGCGTTTGTCAAACTTTGCATGATCCATCATACTCTTATGACTACCTATATGCATTATATGTAGGAGTCCCAGAGAAAGTATAACTGCGACTGTGTACATGGTGCAATATTTAATTATTTTAAAAATCATATATTTTTGCATTCCTTATATTATCCTGTATAGTAGTATTGAAAGTAATATTATGAGTCCCAGAAGGATACCTATTGGCCACCCAATATGAAACTTATAATGTATGATCTTATCCCACATATATTATATTTATAGTCCCTTGACAGATGGGTACAGAAAATAGTATAATAGGTACTGTGATGATGAGAGAGGAAAGTAATTTGAATTGAATGTTGTAAGGGGTTTTTGGAGACCCTTTGGTTATACAAGACTGATAGAAAGAAACCAAAGAACGAGTTCCCCAATAGAAAAAACAGAGAGATAATGAAATAGTTATCTTAAAGAACCCTTCATTAGAGGGGTTTTTTAGAACCAAAAAATGAACCTTTAATACTGGTGTATGGCTTCAGACACGATAATCCAGTTAAGTTGAATTAACATTAAGGAAGGTTCTAGGAGAAGGGTTAGTAGTAGTGTCTGTTTTAAATGAACACCCAACTCCGCTTTCTTGGACACATTGTCCACAGACAGTACCCACCTTGTCTTTCAAGGATGGGTCTTTTTTTATCTGGGATTCGGTGATTGCTAGGCAAATACAAACATACATCAGCTGAAATTAATTTTAATAACTCCCGCACAAGATACAAAGAATAATATTGTACTGAGTATGAATATTATTTTGAGTGCTTTATTCACGATACTTAATCCAAAGAATTACTAAGAATATTCCAGTTGCTATTAATATCATGTCTACGATATTCAATTATGGCCTCCATTGAAAACACTAGGATGGTAGTCTGCAGCATCTGCTGGTTGGTGATTGCCACCACTGTTTCCGTAACCTGCTCCAGCCCAGTCCTCTGGGCCTCTGTTTTGTAATTTTTTTATATATCCTACAGTCTTACACCACTTAGGAATATGCCTATATTTGTCATTTATCCAATCCGAATGTGCTGGTTGACAAACGACTTGTTCATCTAAAGGTAATCCTTCATTGTATATAGCCAAGTCCTCTGGTATCATATTTTCAAAGTTTATGAGACTAGTGCCAGTACAAGAAGTTACGAATATAAAAGGAAGTAGTCTATTCATTTTCTTCTCTCATTAAAACTTTCAAAGGTTTCTTTATGAGGTGGCTTATGTACATGACTACAATGTGGACAAGTCAATGCTCTGTTTTCAAGAAAACTTCTGCCAGACATTCCAGCAATAGACCACCATAGAGAGCATGAATCACAACTAAAATGGTGAATGCTTTCTAGGGAATATTTCAAGAAATAAAATTCCAGACAATCATAGCAAAGAATAATAAGAATATTATATTATATGTAATGATGTCGTTGTTGTCTTGCTTCATAGTATTAATGGGAGCATGGTTATAGGAACCATAATTGCATGTACTGCTGGTTCTGGTAGTTTATCTATTTGCTCAAAAACAATGCATGAAGGTAATAGAAAAATACCTAGTAGTAATTATTTTTTCATTTAATGTATACCCTGTCAAAGACATTCCATCCCTCTATTAATTTGCCGTGACACTTACAGTAGAAGGGATGCTCTATATTTTCTTCTGTAGTTTCGTAATCGAATGTCACTTCTTCTCCTATGGAGATATCTGTTATTGCGGTTAAGCTAGATTCCCAAGTTGTTGAATTTTGCTCGGAACCTTTAGTTCGTACTTTAGTATTAGGATTACAGTGATGATTTACATGACCACCTTCCCAAGACTCTAAGTGCCTACTCCATATCCCTCTACCTATCTGTATAGAGGTCTGGGTTGGATAAGAAAGATAGTTCCCTACCAGATGTAATACTACATCTCCACTCTTATATTCTTGAGTGGTATAAAGACCTCGACCTTTATCATTCTTATTTATATTAAAGTTAGACAATTACTTTATAATCAGCTTCAGTTTCTACTACCACTCTGGCACCACAAGGTAGTATGGGTTTATCATTACCACCATACCTAACTCTACTAGGGCCAAGTATATCTACTTCGTGACAATAGGTATTCTTCCGACCTTCCTTAATAGTAATAACTGGTTCGTTGGTTCCATGCTTTTTATTTGCACGAATCTTGTGCATGTTTACATGTATGTATTTTTTCGTCATTTTGCTAAGTCCCAAATTGCAACAAGTATTCCCACCTGTAATATTACAGAAACGAAAAGGAACCCACATAGAAGAGTATGATACCATACCCATCTTGCTTGGTAAATTTCATCTTTGTCGAATTTATTTTTTGTAATTAATTTATCTAATATATTCATAATAGATCAAGTATTAATGGAACCATTAGAGATGCCATTAAAATATATAGTCCATAAGAAAGGATTGTAATAGGATCAAATGTAACATAAAATAATGCACCACATAGACCCATTAATGCCAATCCTAATTTAAATGAGTTTGTCTCCTTATTAAATATTTTCATATAACTATGATATCATGGAATAGGGATTTGTCAAGGTATTTATTACTCTAGGAGTCCCAGAGAATTAATTCAAATTTGGTTCCATCACCCTTAAGACCTAAATCTAGGAGTCCCAAATAGTAAAAGAATCAACCTTTTATAATACAATCAATCACTTAAGGCCCTCAGAGAATCTTAGAGACTGTTAAGTTTTACAGTACCACCTTTGATATCTACCTCACCATCTGAGGTTATGTTGCATGTGCCTGCTGATGTGATGTTAATGTCTCCTGTCGCCTTGATGTTTATCTCATCGCCTACTGTGAGTTGGTATTTGTCTCTGTTAATTTCTATGTCCATCTGACCAAACACTAGTAGTTTCTTGTCCTTAACTACAATCTCGTAGTCATCATTTGCAATCTTAGTAACCTTTGATCCATCTGGCAGCACCTCAAGACGCGTGCCACTCCTATGATATAGATGTATTCTCTCTGCACTAGGTGAATCATCTACCTCAAACACATGGCCACTCTCACTTTCATACACATGATTGAATGGATAGGTACTATTTACCTGTCCAGAACGGCTTGGCTCCTTGACAATATCACCCTCATGTTGTAAGATAAGGTCATTAGGGTACTTGGAGATGTCATTTTGTGCAAGGAAGTTGACATCTGACTGGTCATAGTAGTCTTCTTTAGGGTAGTTGATCCCAGAATCAGGGCTGTTTATCTTCGATCCAGTACCATCTACCTTCATTTCGACACTATCTGGGCGCCTAGGAGAGTCATCTAAGGTTAAGCCGAGGCCATAGCCCCTCTGTATATGGTCTGGATTAGGTGCATCATCACCAGAGTAACTACCAGAGACACGAGGATCGTTGAAACCCTTACTGGCGTGTCGTTCTACACCCTCTCCTCTCTCGTCTTGCTTATAAAACTTACTAGGTATACCGAATAAACTACCAAGTATCACTGGGTCTTGCATCATATCGCCATCCCTAAAGAATCCCATCACTGTAGAACCCTCTACTAGACCATGAGGCGATAGACCCATCCCAGAAAGACTCGGAGAAGTAGTGGGCATAAGGACTTGGGCCCATGGTAAGTCTGGTGTTGCAATCTGATTCTTCTCATCAGAGTGTATCCCATAGATTCTCACACGAACTCTTCCGAGGCTTAGGGGATCAAACCTATCCTCTACAACTCCTGTGAAAAAACTTAATTCATTCTTACCTTGAAACTTAATCATCTCCTCGTCTTCGTCTCCCTCTTAAGTACCACGACCTTTTCACTTTCAAAAAGTGTCGTATTTTCCCTTATTTTTCGATTATTTTTTCTCATTATATTCCACAACACCATTATTTTCTTGAAATTTATTCCATAACCACCCAGAATATTTAGAAATATATTCATCCTTCGTGTATGTTATTGCACCAAAGGCACTATTCTCATCACAATTATCTAACCACATCCTACTACAGAACGAATCAAACTGTCCTGTTACTCTCTTGGCATCCTCTAAATCATCACTCTCATCATGCTCTGTACTCATTTGCTCTCTCTTCCAGTAGGTATCGGAGTAATCTGCATGTCCATCTGCATTTAAATCGGTTAATTCTCTCTGTTTATTTTTAAAATCTTTATTCGTCATCCTATCCATGCCTCATTACCCATGCACCAGTCCCATGCATCACTTCCGAGAAACATACGACAATCATATAATCTCATCTTATACAATTCCTCTGGTGTCAAGGGTTTCTTCTCTGCAACCCTCTTTATCTCTATTTGAGGTGTCCAGTGACAACTCTCTATTGCACTCGGAAACTCTTTTAAATCTTCTTCGCATGATGAAGGGCAGATATATGTCCCAGTCTTATCAGTATAGCATAGGTTCGGTAGAATCTCTAAGGGTACTGCACAACTTATAAAAAAAATCGGTAACGAAAGGGTTATATACGAAACGAGTCGGAGAATTTTAGACGAAAAAAAACTATTCATTATTGTTAATTAACTCTTGTATTTCTTCTTCTAGACGAAACCATTCCATACCTTTGGTTACTTCTTGCTGGAGTCTAAGTTGCTTGATTTGTTCTTGAATATCCATTATGGTAGATTATCTTGATGTATTAGTTGTTCGTTGTTTGGTATCCATCTGCAAGTCATGTTAGACTTGTGTGTACCTGTGCATATTTGAACAAAATTATCCTTCATATGCTTCTCCATATTCATTGGTTCATATGCCTGTGTGATACATCCTGTAAATATAATCGTAGTCATCCCTAACAAGATCGTTCTTGCCATCATCATTTTCTTTTCCTCGTTGTTCTATGTCCAAAATAGTAATATAAATATGCAACCTATACCTATTATATAGACTGCAGCACTTAATAGGAAATCCTTTAAATCCATCCGAATGATCTAAATAAGTCCCATATTAAATATGCGAACAGTATATAGAATCCCTTCCTATAGAAGTCGTGCTTATTGTATAATTTCTCTGAGATATATAACCTCTTTTCCTTTGCTTTTGTATTCATTTTATCCTACTATAGCAGTAGGAGTTTGATACCCATCCATACTTGACTCTAATCCATCTGTTGCAAGTTCTAACTGCACTATAAGACTGTCTGGAGTACCTACAAAGGTACATCCAACGATTAGAAATTCACCATTATGCATAAATTCATCCTCTACTACCCCACCAGACTCAATCGGTTGTTTTAAATCTAAATTAATGGTTTGCCCACACGATATATTAGTCCTTCCAGATATGGCCACATTCACAGTGTTAGATGATAACAATTGTCTTACTGACTGCCTCTTAAAGTTACCTAATTGAGTCTTATGATGGAGATTGTTAATCGTGGTATCTTTTCCATTAATATTCATTGGGGTTTCATACCCAAAGTCCAAGGCTGCATCTGTATAATCTATAATACTGTCTAATGACTCACTTTGTGGGGCAATATCTAATGCTTGTCCCGCCACTGCACCATCCGCAGGCAACCTAACCACCTCTGGTGCAACTCTAAAGGGTAATGACTTGGATATGTGTCCTTTAGTCTTATATTCCCCTTTGGAATCCATGTCCCACTCATCTGCATCTGCAATTCTGAATGGTATCTCTTGATAAATCTTGTTAATGGGATTCATGGTAATTCTCTTACCAGAATACAACCCATTTTTTGTGTTCTCTAATACATTAAATAAAGCAGGTTTACTAATATCATATATGTCTGTACCTGGCCCCGGCCTCTTACCTTGTGATCCATCTTCATCATATGATGCATTTGGATCGCCTGATCCAGCAAGTGCTTCACCAAATACTGCATCACCACCCAAGTATTTGAGTCCATACATGTCTTCTATCTTATTAAGTTTGTATCCCTTGTTTGCTGTTTGGTACATGTAGTAAGAATTAGGTGTCATTCCTTCTTCTGATTGTGCATAGGATACTAGTCTATTAAGGGTCTCTGAGACTGTCCAGTTAGGGACAACACACTGGATATTTCCTTCTGACTTTATCCTAACACCAGTGTATTTACCATCTGGTTTCTTATCAGAATCCTCTCTAATACCCAACTCTTCCTTCATTATTTTTGCACATATATCGGATACTGTTCCATTATATGCACGAGAAATTCTTTTTCTATTTGCCTGTAATGCTTCTGGTGAGACAAAGTGCAATGTATATCTAGTGGAATTACCATCTTTCATCATTTCTGTGACTTTATATATTCTGAATACTAAGTCAATTTGTTCTTCATAAGGGACTTGTTCTTCTGGGCCCTCTATCCCTGCTAAATGAATACGAATATATTCCTGTCCAGTAAACCCCATACGATTAAAAAAGTTTGCACCATCACCTATCGTAATGGAGCCAGTGATAAAATTTTGATAAATTGATTCAGTGATTTGAAACTGTTCAAATATTTCTACTACTTCGTCTTGGATGCCTGCATTATTTGATATTGTTAGAGACTCAATAAAATATCTATTAGGAGTACCCTGTCCTATGAACATCGGCATAATATTACTCCCTAATTAAATCTCTGAACTCTTTGACAATCTGGTGTGAATATCCTAATGGAATATATTTAAGGAATTTTGCATCATCATTAAGTTCTCGTTCATGTTCTGCATTAGTTTTTACTGTATACGCTGCATTATAAACTGTTGTTTTATTATCTTCACTGTCAATATAATAGTGTGGTCTGTCTTTATAATCAGCAAATGAATATAATGTGAAAGATTTCTCTGACTTACTACCTATAACTGTTTCACCTGTCTGGAATGTTCCTTGTACATCATTAACTACTACATGATTAAATGTTGGATCAATATTAATTGCATATCCTGTTGCTTTGGATGTTGATCCTGTTATCTTTTCACCCATAGTGAACTTACTATCCGCAGATGACACTATAGATGTAGATACTTCTGCAACTAGTGCTGTTCCAATATATTTTCTGTCAATATATTTTTCTTGCATGAAATTTGACCTTGGCCAATCACTCCATACTGTTAAATGTTCGTTCACTAACCAGAATAACCAATATAATGTTCCATCACCATACACTTTAGATGCAGTTGCATCTGGTCTATCTCCATCTCCAACATGCATAAATTCGTACCCTGTCGCACTCTCTTCTTTATCCCCAAATACTCTTACCTGTCTGAATAAATCCTTAGCCCTATGTAATACTCCATCTTTATTGATGTCGTAGTCAATAGTTGGAAAATGTCTAAAATAATTTGTTGCCATTCGTTACTCCTAGCCTGTTGGATCACCTGAGCCATCTGTTGCTTGTGGTGAATCTTTTATTTGTCCTTCTTGACCCTCTAATTCTTCATGGACACTTCCAATACCTTTTGTTCTATTAACAGATACATTCTTATCATATCTGTCTGCATCCATAGTGATAAGTTCAGTGAAATCTACACTTAATACTACACCATTTGGATGAACATCTGTTATTTTCTCTCCAGCTCTTGAATACACAAAATTCATATCATGACCACCAGAATAGTCAACATCAACCTTAGTGATTGCTGATGGTAATGGTTTCTCCATGTTATTTCTAACATCTCCAGCAATATCTATATCCCACATTGCAGGCAATATAAACATTCTTGGTGATTTTAATGAAACTGTAGGTAATGCAGAATGTTTTAATGCATATATGATCTGTTGGATTGCAAGGGAATCTTCATGGTTGTATGGATGTAATTCAAATGAATAACTATGTGTTCTAAATCCTACTCCCTCAAATAGTTGGAATTTAACTGGGTTTTGTACTATACCAGACTGATATGGTCTTATATTTGACATCTTATCCTTGACCTCTTTCCATTTTTCAGTACCAGCTTGCAATACACCAGCACCAGCAGTCTTTATACCATCCCATACCCCATCAGAATTCATCACTTGGCCTGCAGTAGCACCCATAATACCCACTTCCTCACTCTTATATGTCATTGAAATATTATCGTTTATCTTAGGTAGATATAATCTTATCTCGTAGTTCTTTCTCTTCTGGCCAGCTCCTACATCAAATCCTTCCTGTTCTAATGTTCTAAACACAATCCAGTTATTAATAAATGCTGAATTTGGATCAGTAGGAAATTGCAAAGGTTCAACTTGTGGTAGTGGAGTTGAATATGCCTCGGCACCCAATTTCATCTCTGCTTTTCTTACTTGTGAAGCAGACTCTGCCATTGTTTGTTGGAGTGAAGTAATTTCACTGGGTATATTTGAAGTAGATATACCTGTTGCAGACTTTAACAGATCATCTAGTGCATCTGCTATGTTTGCATTGAATAAGTTTCTTTGCCCTGCTAGTGCAGAGTTTAGATCGTTTTTAATTGATCCGATAAGTTTTGATTTTAGACTCGATAGTAATCCCATCCTAAATACCTTTATTAAGTTATTTTATATAAGGTATTTATATGAGTTACAAGGGAAGATTCAAACCAATTCACTGGAAAAAGTATAAAGGTGATCCAACTAAGGTCATTTATCGTTCTTTGTGGGAGTTAAGGTTCATGAAATACTGTGATACTAACGATAGCATCCTAAGATGGTCTAGTGAAGAGATTATCATACCATATCGTAGTATAGATGGTAGAGTACACCGATATTTTCCAGACTTCTGGATTGAATACAAAAAGGCTGATGGAACAGTCGATAGGGATATCATTGAAGTCAAACCAAAGAAATTTACACAACCGCCTGTTCGTGGTAAGAAATCTAATGGTCGTTATTTGAAAGAAGGTAAGAGATATGCAATCAATGAACTCAAATGGGATGCAGCTCGTGAATACTGTTTGAATCGTGGATATAATTTTAAAATATTAACAGAAGATCACCTAGTTAAATGACATAAATACATATATGGCAGGTAAACTATTTGACAGATTAGAGAGGGAAGCCTTTAGAGGTGGTATCGAGGCAAGGACAAAGAAGTCAATGACTTGGTTTCGTACTCGTGTGTCTCAGATAAAAAGAGTGAGTAGAAAGGGATTAGTCTCAGATCAAAGACAACGGACTAACCCAATATTAGGCGATATGGTTATGTACTTCTATGACCCTAAACATAAGAAAACTCTCCCTTACTACGATAGATTCCCTTTATGTATACCCTACGAAAGAGCAAAAGGTGGGTTTAAGGGACTTAACTTACATTATTTACCACATACAATGAGGGCTCAATTCCTAGATCAATTATTTGACTATACAAACAATGACAAATATGATAATTCAACAAGATTTAGATTGACTTGGGAATTGATACAAAAGATTAAAGGTAGACCTTACTACAAAGCATGTGTACATCATTATTTAACTGCACACATGAAGTCTAGAGCTGCAATAGTTGACAGTG